TTTCTGGCTGTTCTACTTCCAGGAAGGTACGATATGGGCGAAGTGTTACTGGATTTGGTACGATCACATCTTCTTTTCCTGCAATACCTTTTGTGATCGTAGCTTTCTGGCTGACTCCATCATCTCCATAGTTGGCCACTGTTTTATTTTCTACGTTTCCAGCAACTGAAAGAATCAGTTCTGTTTCATCACTCTGTTTAAAGGCAGTCTGCATATTAATTACAAACGCTTCCTGATCATAGTAATGATCGAAATCAAAACCATTTGGATTTGTACCTACGCGGAATAATTCTTCTCGATTTCTTTCATTTGTAAGACCAGATAGTAATCTTACTTTTGTTGGAGATTCTACATGAATGATCATAGATTCTCTTAACTCTTCACTCTTTCCACTGATATAATCGATCAGAGAATTAAGACTTGTAGCTGTCAATGGTTCTGCAAACTCTTCTCTGTCATATCGTGACATAGATTTATCGCAATAAGTCTTTCCTGCGATTTTTACAACGTGTGGCTCTCTTGCACTGTCTGTCAATTCTTCGATCTTTTCGATTGCTTCTCTTAAAAATGTATTATCCATTGTTATGTATCCTCCTGTTTTATGCCTGTTTTGCTTTTCTTAAATCAATCACTTTGTTGCTTGGTTCGTAGATCTCTCCAGTATCCGGATCAAAAGCTTTCGGTGTTTCATCTTCTTCCTGGTCGATCACATCATCAACATTCATCTGACCAGGAATCTGGTTAAAGATTTCAACCGCTTCAACCTCTCCGGTGCGAAGATCTCTGCCCATACTCAGTGCTGTTGTAGCTCCAAGTTCTGGTGCAAGACTTAACTTTGTTTCTACCGTAGTTGCCACAAAGTTTCTTTCATCGTTTGGCCGGAAACTGATTGATACATTGATCTTTCTGACCTTCTGCGCATCAGTGTTCGGATCCTGAACATTTTCAGTGATCTTTTCTAATGCCTTATTAAGCTGTACTGAAAGTTTCCCTCCTGCAAACTGTTCTAAGTTAATATGTTTCATCGTGTTGCTCCTTTCTTTTATTTAAAGAACTGCTGTGGTTCTTCTTTTGTTGTTTCTTCCTGTAGTTCCTGTTTTTCTGGTTCAGGTGTTTCCTCTGCCGTTTCCTGCAGATCCTGATCTGCTACAATATTTTCTTCTGAAACTGTATCTACATAATCTTTTGTTCCATCTTCATGGATCACCGCCATATCAGATTCCATTGCATTCTGCATATCAATGCTCATGATTCCCCATTTACTGATCAGCTGGCGAAGCATTGTCTTATAAGCCATTCCATCAAAATCTTTCTCCCAGAATGTATATCCTTTTTTTGCTGCATACCCTTTGGAATACTTTAATGCATGTGCTTCCATTTTCTTTTTGGACCAGTACATAGCTTTTCGGAAACCGTTTGTATATTCAAACATTGCATAGTATCCGATTGTCTTTGCTTCTTCCCTTGCTTCTTCATCATCGATCAGATTTACCTCGATTTCTTCATTCAGTGGATCAAATCGAACCAGTTCCCCTTCCTTGATTGCCAAAACGTTTAGTTTTTTATACTGTCCTGAACGGATTGCTAACTGAATGTATCCTTTATAACCAAGCTGAAACTGTGCTTCTTTGCATCCCTTTTTGTTATTTTTGAATGGGACCATATAATACTGTCCAAGCTGTGGTGATGGAGAAAGTTTTAAAGACTCTCCAAGTAATGCAGCACTTAAAATTGATTGGTTTGTACACTCCTGTAAATCTGAATTAACCTGTACTGCAGATACAATAGAGGCAATAAAACGATCTCCGTTTTTGCCACCCACTACATTATTGATCTGACGTTTCACAGCATCATTTGTAAGATATGCCGTTAATCCTGTTTTCTGTTGTCTGTTTGCTAAACTGTTTCCAACTGCCATTTTATAATTCCTCCTCTGGATCTATGATTTTAAATTCTTCACATACTTTTTGTACTAGACTGAGTCTTGCGTTAACTTCTTTAAAGTTATGTTCTTTTACAGTACATCGGAATGTGATCGTTGATATTTTTTCTCCTGTATTCACTGGCTTCTGTGCTTTTACTGGCTTTTCTGTGCTTTTACCTGCAAATACTACCTTCTTTGCTTCTTCTTGTGATCGTTGTTTTCTTTGTTCCTCTTCCTCTTTTAGTTGTTCTTCATATATTGCTTTCTGCTTTGCTGTCTCTTCTAATTTTTGTTTTTTATTAATCGCTGCAGTGAGATCAAAGTTCTTTAGATACTCTTCTTTCATCTCATAAGCAAAGGAACTCGTGTCTGCATTGATCACAAATAAATCATTGTCAACCTTGTCACGAATTTCTGTGATTTCCTTTGTGATCGATTTAAACGTTGTTGATACATTCAGCCAGGATTCTTTAAAAATTTTGTCAAACGTTACTACATCAGCAAGTCCACCGATTGTTTTTGCATAGATTTCTTTGACCTTTTCAAGTTTTTCCTGTCTTGTTGCTTCTTCATATCCTTTGATCTGCGTATCAATATTTGCAATCGCTTTATTAACAATACCAACCAGTTCTTTCTCTTGTTTCTCGAATGCTGAATATGGTTCTGTAATCTGTTTTTTAATTTCTTTTCGCTTGCTCTCTAAAGCTTCCACAAATTTATTAAGATTTGCACGATCTTTTTTGGCATCTTTTACCTGATCTGCTGTATAAACCAGATTCATGTAATCATTCGCTTTTCCCTGGATCTCTGTTTTTAACTCTTCATAGTTCCAGTCAATCTCTTTCAGGAATCCTTCTTCCTGTGGATTGTATATCTTAAATTCCATATGTTTCTCCTTTATTGATTCATCTGATCTGTATCCCGGTAATGAACTATATGGAGAAGCCGAATTACTTACTTCATTTTTCAATGATATTTACTCTACTCTCCAAAATCGTTCCGATTCAGATTTTGTTACAGATGCGCCGTTTTAATCACCTCTTCACGAGTCATATTTAAGATGACTTCAATATGTTCAACCGTCAGGTTATTGCCTTTTAAAATCTCCACAATTTTATTTACAATAGCCTGATTTTCTTTTTTCTTTTCTTGAACCTCTTTCATATATTCATCGTATCGATTCATAACAATTTCTCCTTTTATATTTCTGGAAGAATCAAGTTTGGCTGTTGCCTTCTTTGAACTTTCTGCCAGAACTCTTCTTCTGCTTGTCTTAATATCTCAATATCTTCTTCTACGTCTGATCGCTCAATATGGTAATCTTTTGTCTGCAACCTTATCTGCCCTTGCCATTCTGACTTTAGCTGTGCCCGAAGCTCAACGAAATCATATTCTGTAACAAGTAGATAGTGCAAAACCTGTATGTAGTAGTTATCAGGGATTCGATCATTCCATTTTTCTCGCTGCATACTTTGTAGGATATTTGTAGTCTTGATCTCTAAGATTCCCTTTCTTCCATCCTGATCTGTAAGCTCTCCGTCCAAGGAAGCATGTGCCCATTGATATTTTTCATTTCTGATCATGTTGTCTCCGAAGTATTCAACCTTGTATTCTGAATGATCAAGAGCAAATAATTGTCTTAGTAGCGGCTCTGCATCATGTCCATACTTCACATAATCCTTATCTGAAATATCCGGAGCGATCCGCTGTCCTGTTTTTTCTAAATAAAGATCAGTATTGGTTTTATATGGATTG